TGTTATTAGAGAAAACAACTCAATGGCAAGAGCTATTCGTACAGACCAGATAGACTTTAATACATTGTCTATGGAAGATAGTATGAAAAAAATGAAAGAAAGTGCAAGTAAACAAAAACCTACACAACGTGGGAAAGGTATAAGGGTAATGTAATGTATCATGGCGGAATGAAAAAGAAAAAAAAGAAGACTATGAAAAAAGGCGCAAAAAAGAAAAAGATGATGAAAAAGGGTAAGAAAAAATAATGAAAGTTAAAGCACCCAAAGGCTATCATTTTATGAAAAAAGGAAGTAAGTTTTCTTTAATGAAAAATCCTAGAGGCGGATATAAAAAGCATAAAGGTTCTTCATTAACTATGAACTTACCAGTAGTAAAAACACATGGAGGTAAATAATGCCAGCAAAGAAAAGAGCTGTAAGAAAAACTGTAAAAAGGAAATCATCTCCTAGAAAGAAAAGCACTGCTAAGAGAAAGACTACTAGAAAAAAAGGTAGTCCTACTCCAACAAATAAAGCTTTATACTCAAGAGTAAAAGCTGAGGCTAAACGTAAGTTTGATGTATATCCTTCTGCTTACGCTAATGCTTGGTTGGTAAGAACATACAAAAAACGTGGTGGTGGATACAGATAATGGCTTATCAAGGCGGTTTACGTAAATGGTTTAAAGAAGATTGGGTGGACATAGGTTCACCCAAAAAAGGTGGTGGCTTCAAAAAATGTGGACGTAAGTCTGCAAAGGGTAGTAAAAGAAAATACCCTAAATGTGTTCCTGCAGCAAAAGCTGCTAGAATGACTAAAGCACAAATTAAAAGTGCTGTTAGTAGAAAGAGAGCAAAAGCTCAAGGAGTTGGAGGAAAACCAACTAATGTTAAAACTTTTACTAGAAGAAAAAAAGCGAGAAGAGGATAATGCCAAGACCTAGTTTTGGAAAAATTACAAGACGAACTAACGGTAAGAAAAAAACTAGACAAGGGCAAAGTCATAGAACAAAGTATGGAAATAAAATGAGCAATAAGTATTATAAAAAGAAATATAGAGGACAAGGTAAATAATGGCAGAATCATTTAAAGACCAAGTAGACGCATTAACAGGTTTTGGAACCACAGAAAATGATGCACTATCTGACTGGTTAACAGCAGGTGCACGTTCTGTATTAAATTCTTTACCTCTTAATAAATTAGAAAGAATAGCTAGTAATGAGAACTTTACAAATAATATAGATGTAGAGGGAAAAAAGATTTTAGCAGTTGTTAGAAAAGATAACAATCATGCAAGTAAAATTTATACACCATGTAGAAAACTACCACCTTCAATGATGGGTAGAGTAAATGATACAAACTATATGGAAGCTGCGTCAGAAAGCGACCCAGCATATATTATACAAAACGATGTTTTAAATACATACCCAGCAAGTAATTCAAGCAGTGATAGTAGAGTTGTTTTTGTTAATTCATCTATTACGTCCGCTCATGGAGATACTAGTATATCTAATTTTCCAGATGAGGCAGAATATGCTGTTGTTTTATTTGCTGCTAGACAAGCATTAGAAAGAAAAATATCAGATGCCAATGTTGATGAAGATATAGAATTAGTAGGAGCATTAAATGCTCAATATCAAATAATTGATGCACAATACAAAGAGCAGATACAAACATTACAAGGAGTATTATAATGGCAGCTATAGAATTTACAGGTAAAGAAATATATAGTAGAGTTCTTCAAGCAGTTCCTAATGTCAGTGAGAACTACGTAATAAATTTAATTAATGAAGCATTAGTTGATATGGGTAGATATACCAATCAAATAGAAAATGCTAAAACAAACTTAGTGCATAATCAGTTATGGTATGCCCTAGATGATGATGAGTCAGTAACTATTAACAAAGTATTTAGATGTACAATACTAAATTCAGAAGGTGAATATATAAAAATTCCTAGATTGTCTAATGGTGAGATTAAACAATTCTACAATGAATCAAGTACATCTGCAAATACTAACTGGACGGAGATATAATGGCATACGTAAGTAGTACATATACAGACCCAAGCGATACTTTTGTTTGGTGGATTGAAGGAGATAGATTAGGAATTGCAACTATTGAAGGAGATGCAGGCACATCAGAAACTGGTAAAGGTAATTTAAAAGCAGTTCAATTAGGTTCAAGTAATGACCAAATGATTGATGGACTAGTAATATCATACTATGCAGAACCAGACAAACTTACAAGTATTACTGGAACTATAGATATAGATAATGTATTACAACCAGCTCTTATTGATTATGTAAAAGCAAAAGCTTTAATGGATGCAGCAGCTAGAGCAACAGACGCAGGTCTTGCTCAAATTAGAATGGCTTCTGCACAACAATGTATGGCTAACTATAAAGAAGCTGTTCGAAGATATGGTATGAAGAAAAACGATAAGGTTGGAGGAACAAGACAAGTTGTTCCAGCTGATATGAGATAAAGGGGCAATAATGGAAGTAGGAAAAGACACTAAATTTACATTATCTATAGAAACAGGTGTTAGTATCTTAGTTACTGTAGGTATGATTATTGGTATGTGGTATTCGTTACAAGCAGAGATAGAACTTGCTAAAGAATTACCAGAGCCAGAGGTTTCACGTATGGAATATGATTTAAAAGACCAAATGATACGTGATTCAATATTAAACACTGAAGAAAAAGTAGATAAACTTGAAGAAAAGGTTGATTCTGTAAAAGATGACACAAGAATGATTCAAGAAACTTTACTTGATATGAACAAAGACTAATGAGGTTTACTGATGAACAACAAATTTATATCATGCTTGGTATTAACGCTTTTCTCATCGCTATCTTGGCTGCACTCACAATCAGTCAACTTAAATAGCTTTCAAGAAATACAAGCATTAAATATACAAGAATGTGCTGTAATACAAGTTAATGCATCCTGGAATTACAAAAACAGAGTAAAGATAGAAAAACTTTCTGACCTTTGTTATGTGGCAGAAATAGATTTAAATAACAAATCTATTGGAGCTGTAATACAAAAAGAATGGAATATTAAAGTTGTCCCTACTATTATTATTCTTAAAAAAGGTAAAGAGGTTGAAAGGTATGAGCCAGGTATAAGTATGAGATTTGATGAACAAGAGGTATTTAATAAGATTAAGAAGGAGATAAAGTAATGCCTGGATTAAAAGGAAAACAAGCAAACATAGATGTAGCAAGACCATTTGGTAGAATTACTGCAGCAGATTTTAAGCTTTTAAATAAAATGAAACAAAAAAATGGTAAGGGTGCTACTAAACCTGCTGCTAAAAATAAAAAGTAATGCCTAGAAAAAAAAGAGACCCTAAAGTAGGGACTGGGAAAAAACCTAAAGGTAGTGGCAGAAGATTATATACTGACGAAAATCCAAAAGATACAGTAAGAATTAGATTTGCAACACCTAAAGATGCTAGAGCAACGGTAGCTAGAGTAAAAAAAATAAGAAAACCTTTTGCAAGAAAAATACAAATACTTACCGTAGGAGAACAAAGAGCAAAAGTTATGGGTAAAAGAACGGTAGTAAGCATTTTTAAAAAAGGTAAAGAAAGTATTAGGAGACAAAATGCCCGCAAAAAGAAAAAGTAAAAAAGACCCAAGACTAGCTAGAGCTGGAGTTTCAGGTTACAACAAACCTAAAAGAACACCTAATCATCCAAAAAAATCTCACATAGTTGTAGCCAAAGAAGGTGATAAAATCAAAACTATAAGGTTTGGACAACAAGGAGCTAAAACTGCAGGTAAACCTAAAAAAGGTGAGTCAAGAAGAATTAAAATGAAACGTAAAAGTTTCAAAGCACGACATAGAAGAAACATAGCCAAGGGTAAGATGAGTGCTGCTTACTGGGCTAATAAAGTGAAATGGTAGGAGGACAATTATGAACTGTGATTGTTTATGTGGAACATGCCTAAACTAAATGTAGTTGCAGGCATTATTGATAAAGTAGCTGGTCATGTTGACAAGTTTACTTTAGATAAAGAAGAAAAAGCAAACTTAATTATGGAAATTAATAAGGCTCAAATAGAGGTAAACAAAGTAGAGGCTGGCTCTGATAGTTTATTCAAAAGTGGATGGAGACCTTCAGTAGGCTGGATTTGTTCCTTTGCACTAGGCTATCATTTTGTAATGCAACCAATGTTAGCATTTATATTAAGTGCTTTTGGTCACAATATAATATTGCCAGAATTTGATATGACAACTTTAACTACAATTTTAATGGGACTCTTAGGTCTTGGAGGAATGCGTAGTTTTGAAAAGGTAAAGAAAAGTGCCTAAACAAATGTTTACATTAAATGACTTTAGTGGAGGACTAAATACTAAGTCCTCTCCTAGGGATATTTTGCCCAATCAAGTTCAATTAGCAGATAATTGTATACTATCTAACCCAGGATTGATAGAATCTCAATCAGATAATTTAAACAGGTCTCATACTAGTAATACTATAACTAGAGTTAGTACAAATGCTCAAGGAACTGGTGCTTTCTTTTTTAACCATGAGTTTGATATATCCGATGGCACAGGAGCAGTTTCACAGACAGCTACAGAGATTATAGCATATCCAGACAATACTGCTTTAAAATTTTTAAGAAGAGATTATAGAGGTGGTCGTACTGACTTAACAGCTTTTTCAGACGTAAATGATACTAATTTTAATCCAACAGATAATAATTCAATAGCTAGTGTTTCTGATGGTGTTTTTGAACCAATATATTACTATGTTGATGGAGTGTTATATGTAGCAGATAGAAAGAGAGTAGATACTTCTGGTAGTTTTACACAAAAATCTATACAACTTATAGAGGGTAAACCAAGATTTAATGATGCAATAGATTCTGCATGGATTAGAGGAGACGCTGCACCTGCTTCTACTACAGATGATATTTTTGAAGCTATAGAAGATGAAACTACAGTAAGTTTAAGTAATCCTGATACAGCTGGTGAATTTAGATTAGGTTTTAATTCATCTCCTGTGCAAACAAATTTAAGTAATATACAACAAAGTAGTCAGAATATAATCGTAACTGCTAACCCAGCAGATTCTGCAGATGATTCTGTAAAAACAGATAGCTTTAGCTTTTTTGTAACAATGGCAGCTAGCGCTGCTGATATAGGTAGTAATAGTGATATACAAGCAGATGACGTTATTTATCTAGGTAGCGAAGCTATGAAAATTATTTCTAATACAGATACAACAAATGGCAATATACAAAAACTAACTGTTATCAGAGGATTTGGAGATACAACTATAACTGAACATGCTAGCGGAACTATATTGCAAAAATCTAGTGACAATACTATACCAGCTGGTGGATTTCCTGAAGGTATATATGAGTTTTCTTATACATTAGTAGATTATAGCGGAGATGAAACTTTACCACACACACCAGAGTCAACCACTGCAGTGATAGGAGTTGGTCAGTTTTTTCAAAACGTAGATGTTAAAATGAATATATCATCTGCATTTAGACCAAAAGAAAAAGGTTTTAGAATATATACAAGAATTAAAGACTCTGGAGATAGATTTACTTTATTTTTAGATTGCGATTATGAAAGAGGAGCTAGACCTAATTTGTTTGAAGATTTTACTGCATGGACAAATACAGGAACTTATGGCTCTTCAGGTAATGAATCTCTATCATCACAAATAGATATTATTAATCCTGCACTAGATACTTATGAAAGTATTAATGGATATTCTCAAGAAGAGCAAAGCATTAGCTTAGGTTCAAAAGGAGGATATAAGGCAGCTACAGTATGTGCTAGAAGAGCTTGGATATCTAATGTAAGAAAAGACGATGTAGTATATGACGATAGAATATATTATTCTCCAGTCAACAAATTTGCAACGTTTCCAGATTCATACTTTTTAGATTTAGGTATAAACGATGGTGACTCTTTCTCTGCATTACATAGTCTTGGAAATAGATTATTAGCTTTTAAGCAAAAAAAATTATATGTTATAAATGTATCATCTTCTTCAGATGCAGGTTGGTATCTAGAAGCTGAGTACGATGGAGTTGGTTGTTCTGACCAAGAACAAGTTGCTAAAACTCCTTTTGGTGTTTGTTGGGTAAATGCAGCTGGTGTCTTTATATTTGATGGAACAAGTCCACCGAGAGAACTTTCTATAAACTTAAGTAGCCTTGAAATTACTAATTATGCAGCAGTAGGATATAACAATGCAGAAAAACAATTATATGTTTGTAACAATACTAGAGCTACTAATGATTTTGATATATATGATTTTACAACGAAAGCTTGGTCAGTTTCTAAAGTAATGTCAAATGGGATGTCAAACTTTTTTGAAAGTTCTAGTGGTTTGTTTTATATAGAATATGCTTCCTCAGGAGATAATAAAACTGTTCAACAAGTTCGTAATACTAACGGAAACTTACAAATAGATTTAAAAACAAAAGATATAGATTTTGGTACTCCGGGTAAAGTAAAGAAAGTTTATAAAGTATATATTACAGCAAAAGATGATGGAGGTGCTGGTTCTGCAGGTAACACTTTAACATTAAAATATGCACTAGACGGCAATACAACGTTTGGTAATGGAACAACAGCTACACCAAATTCAAGTAATTTTACAACTTTAGTTTATACATTAAATGTAGATTGTGAATCAATTGCTCTTGAACTTACAGATGAAACTAGTGAAAGAATTACAATAAACGATATCACAATAGAATACAGAGAAAAATTTAAGAGAGCTTCATAATGCCAGGGTCAGGAAAGCACAATGTAGGAAACATTGACTCTTTCTTTAAGGTTAGACCATCC